ACCTCCTCCCAAAGACCGATCGCGCCTAGGTAGCGTGCACGACTTTGTGGTTTTAGGGGAGGGCCATCTGAGCGCCACCAGCGCCACCGGACAAAGCTCTGGACTATCTCTGGAGGGGCGTCGCTGCGGCCTCTGCCTCGCGCGCGCGAGCATTCTCGCGCTCCGGGGGTCTCACCCGTTCTGGTTGTAGCAAAACTCGTGGTTTCCTCTGGGCTGCCTTGACGCTCAGCCTGCTGCGTGTTACGCTGGCCGCGCCGCCACCTCTGGGAGCTTCATCGTGTCGGTCATCGATCCGTTTGACGACGAACCAAGCGTCCCGTTCACTGAAGCTGCTGAACTTCCTGTCATCGTTGGCTTGACTGAACGTGAGCGGCGCTTTGGTGAAGCCTACTTCGACGTGTCATTGGAACACGGAGACCACGGTGGCGCGTTGCTTCTCGCTTATCGCCGCGCATTTCCTCTGGCGGAAAACACTGACCAGAGCGCTCGTATGTTGGCCGCGCGTCTGATTCGCGAGCCGCGCGTTATTCAACTCGTTTCTTCATTGCGTGTGGCGTTGTCATCGCGTCGCCTTATTCCGGCTGAGAAAGTGACGGAGGAGGTGGAGCGCATCGCCTTCGCCAACTTACTGGATTACGGGAACGTCGACGCTGTGACTGGGCATTTCGACATCGACTTGCGCCGATTGACGCCCGCCACTGCAGCCGCGATTAGTGAAGTCGAGACCAAGCGCTCGATTACACCGAGCGGCACGGAACACGTGACCACCAAAATCAAGCTTCATTCCAAGCTGACGGCGTTGGATCAGCTTAACCGAGTGCACGGCCTTTACCGGGACAAGCTACAAGTCGAGTTGTCATCGGATGACATCGACCGGGCTATTCGGAACATGGAAGCGCAAATTCTGCAAAAGGGAGGCTTACCACTCACGATTGATAACGAGTCCAATGACACAAACGGGCCGTGATGAAGGCTGTGTTTGTTCTCGGGTGTCATAGCCATCATCCGCGCGATGAGTTCCAGATGTCACTGCAGATTGCACTTCAATTGAAGTGTCACTCAGATGACGCAACAAGTGACACTCAGGGGAGGGTGCGATGACGCAACAAGTGACACTCAGGGAATTTGCGGAGGCATTCTGGGAACGGCTGGACGGCACTTACGACTTGGACTTCATCGCAATGGACAAGGACGAGTTCATTGCGATGGCCCTGGAATGCGGAGGTAGCTCAGCGGTAGAGCGCGACCATGCCACGGTCGGGGTCGGCGGTTCGATTCCGCTCCTCCGCTCCAAACTGGGGTGACTAGGGGGCCACTTGGATGACGGACGAGGAATATGTTTGGATGATGCGCCGCATCGACGCCATAATGACCGAGATGGGTGACCGCGAACCCAGCGACGCGAAGGCAGCGGTCTTCGAGTCGCTGGTGCAGCAGGTAGTGGAATACGAGAAGGCCCACTTCCCTATGTTGCAGCCCTAAGGGAGCAGCAGGACTTGGCTCTCGGGTTCCATGAACAGTGCGAATACCCGGTAGATGCGCCCGCTGTCGGTGTACCATTCGTAGTCGCCACCGGGCAGTTCGTCCCATGTCGCGACCGGGTCGTCCAGTTCCTCCAGGTCGAGCGAGAACATCACGATGTCGTGTTCCTCCATGACCGCCCGTCGCTTGGCACGATCGGCACTGGGGTAGCACATGGTGGGTGGCACCAGCAGGTCAAGTGGGTCGACGTCGCCGCCGATCTTGATGTGGGAGTATTGCCACGCGATTGGGGTACCCATGGCCTATTGCTCCAGGAACACGGGGAAGATGCGGTAGACATGCCCGGTGGCATCGTTGCACCAGACGAACGCGGGGTAATTGTCGAATGGCTGCTCCTGCCACACCGGCACCGGGGCCAGGATGCTCTCTTCAGCCTCCGCCGTATCCGACATCGTGATCAGGTTGTCGTGTTCCGTCGCGATTACCACCTCCTTGACGCGCTCCGCGCTGGGCCAGACGGTGTTATTGGGGTAGAGAATTTCGTCGGGGTCGATGCCGTCGCCACTGTCGTAGAACAGGCCGTAGGTCCAGCCGACTATCGTTGCCATATGCCTTCTCCTCTATTAGGACGGGTAGTTTAGCATACCTAGGCATACTTACACAAGGGGTCGCGATGGAAGCGTGGCAGGTGCGGGTGGTCGCGGAACGGGTGCAGTTGAACGAGCGCACCAATCGTCTGGTTGAGTTCCTGGCGTCCGATCAGGCGGCTGAGCTGAACCACAGCGAACACGGGCTATTGGTTGCCCAGATGTACGCCATGCGTTGCTATCTGAACATTCTGGATCATCGCATTTCGACATGGGAGCCGTGATGCCACAGTTCCAGCACAAGGCCATCAAGCCAATCCCGATATTCAACCTGCCGGTCAGCTTGGAATCCCTGGCTCAGTTGCGCGGGCTGAAGCGCTCCCTGGAATTATCCCGTGCACCGGTATCCCATCGCTTCGTGACCTATCAGGATGCCCCAGTCAAGTTTGTGCAGGAGGCTCAGCGCGAGTTCGTCTGGTCGAAGCAGCAGGAGGTATTGCAATCGGTACAGGTATGCCGCCGTACCGCAGTACGTAGTTGCCATGATTCTGGGAAGTCGTTCATCGCGGCGCGTGCCGCCTGCTGGTGGATCGCTTGCCACCCGCCGGGTGAGGCATTCGTAGTGACGTCGGCACCTACCTTCCCACAGGTGCGGGCCATTTTGTGGCGCGAAATCAACCGCGCCCATAATCGGGGCCAGCTACCTGGATATTGCAATCAGGTGGAGTGGATGCTGGACAACGAGATCGTGGCCTTTGGCCGCAAGCCGAGTGACGAAGATCCGGCGGCCTTCCAGGGCATCCATGCCAGATATGTATTGGTGATATTCGATGAAGCCTGCGGCATCCCAGCACCACTGTGGGACGCGGCGGATTCCCTCATCGCCAATGAAGGCGGGCGGTTTCTGGCGATCGGCAACCCGGATGATCCCAACACCGAGTTCGCCCGGATTTGCACGCCGGGCAGCGGCTGGAACGTTATTGGCATCTCAGCCTTTGACACGCCAAACTTCACCGAGGAGGACGTGCCGGACCTATTGCGGCCCATGTTGATCTCGCGTACTTGGGTGGAGGAGAAGCAACGCAAGTGGGGCGTCACTAGCCCGGTGTATATCTCCAAGGTATTGGGTGAGTTCCCGGAGGTATCGGAGGATAGCTTAATCCCGATTTCCTGGGTGCGGGCCGCCGTGGAGCGGGGCCGCGATGGTATCGTACCCTACCTGGAGGGCGAGCCGCGCAGCGAGATTGGGGTCGATGTGGCGCGCAAGGGGAGGAATGAAACGGTACTATATCACCGCAAGGGGCTGGTCGGTAGGCTGTATGCAGTGGGGCGCAAGCGCGATTTGATGTACGTTTGCGGCATGGTGGTGAACGCGGTGCGGGAGACCAGTGCCACCAAGGTGAAGGTGGATGATACTGGGTTGGGCGGCGGGGTCACCGACCGGCTGTTGGAAATGCAGCGCGAGGGTGACTTCCCGCGTAGCTGCACCATCGTCCCGGTGAATGTCGGCAATAAGCCATTGAGTGACGAAGCGATCGAGCGCTTCCACAATCTCAAGGCCCAGTTATGCTGGCAGGTGCATGACTTATTCGAGGATGGCAACATTACCATCGATGACGACATGGATACTCAGGCCCAGATTTGTGCGGTGCGCTACAGCATGAACAGCAAGGGTAAGATCGTCATCGAGAGCAAGGATGATTTGGAGGAGCGGCTGCGTGACGTTGGCGGCTCGACCGGGGATAGCTTGTCACCGGACCGCTTCGATGCCCTGGTATTGGCCTTCGCCGAGTTGGAGGAGGAGAGCGGCTGGGAGCTGCTGGTGCGCAAGGCCCGGCGCGAACGCGAGGCGCGCGAGGCAGAACTGGCCGCCCGCCAGTTGGTGGCGGTAGTGGGTGCTACCGCATGCCCGGTGGCGTCATGAATGAGCTGTGGATCACCGATGAATGCCCCGCCAGAGTTTTGGTGGTGCGGGGCGTCAGCGTCATCGACCCGGATTGCTTGGTCGCTTACCTGGAGGGAATCGACAAGCCATTGTGGATAGTGGAAAATAGCGGCTGCGTGTGTGGGTTGTCAAGGGCATCTGAGCAAGAATCTGGGAAGCGTGTGTACGCTAGACGGGTGAATGCAACGTGAATTATTCGGTGCTATGGGCGGTCATTATTGGGGTGGCGCTCTTTGGCTTCGCCATAGGCCGGATGTCTTGTACCGGTATGCCATGAGCTTGGGTTCTTGGGCGGCGAAGGCTGAGCACTGCAACCGCAGGGGCCGCTGGTATAACGCCAATGCCCGCCATTGGAAGGCGTCGCGCTTTCATTTGCAGGCGCTGTTCATTTCACTGGCCCTATGGTCAGTGCATCGCTCACGGGCGATCATTGGGCGGCTGCAGATGAAGTTCTGGGGGCCACGCGGAGCGGACGCCGGGGAGGATGTTGGATGAGGCTGCACCTACACCTACATGGCGGATATCGCACTTACGACGCCTTTGAAGAAAGCAAGGTAAAGCGTGGCCAGCCCAAGAATGCGGGCCAGTTCGCTGCCCAGCATGCTGCTTATCACGAGACCCTTACCAAAGCAGGGTTTAATGAGCGCACCCCATCTCGTTTTATTCCCAAGGGAGAATATTGGCATCCAAGCGGCGCTATGGCGAAGCTGGCGAAGGGACATTTCAATCTACGGACCGCCACTGGCAAAACTTTGAAATCCAGCAATATACATTCCGAGACGGAGCGCCGGGCTGATCTTGAAAGCAAGGTTGGACAAGCCGTCCAGGAACCGGAGCGACAGCGCCAGTCAAACACATCGCCGATTAAACATCCTGATCTTAGTCGCGAGCAGAAGACGGCGGTCGAGGATTACTACCAGCTCGATACCGCCGCGCCGATCAACGGCGGGAAGATCAACCGCTACTTAATGGGCACTGGTCCGGCGACGCCGGAAATCAAGCAGGCGGTCAGCCGTTTGGATCAATTCCTAGATCAGTGTGTGGTGCAGACGCCCCTACAGGTATTTCGTGGTATTGGCAACATGGACACCGACCATTATCGGCCCGGCAGTGTTGTCTCGGATGCCCGCTTCACTTCAACTTCGCATGACGAAGAGATCGCGGACCAGTTTGCCAAGTTCAAGAGTGGCAATCTTGAGGGTAGCCGTAACCGGAACCCTGGTAAGTTTGTCATTGATCTACCCAAGGGGGCCAAGGCTGCCGATATGGGGAATCTTGGGTTGGGAATCGGGCATACCGGTCACGGCGACGAGGCGGAGGTATTGCTGCCGCGCGATCAGAAATTCCGGGTGAAGTTGGTGGAAGGCAGGACTGTGCACCTGGAAGCAATCGTGGGGGATTGATATGACTAGATTACACCGCCGCTCACTGGCGCGGCGCGAGGCGGTGATCCGCCGCACTCAGCAGGGGGATGCCGCTATGCCGCTATTGGATGGAGACGTCGACTGGTTTGTCGCCCAGACCAAATTCAATCAGTTGGAGCTGGCGACCATCTGCCTGCGTCACAAGGGATTCGACACCTTCATGCCGCTGGTCACCCAAAATAACCGGGTGACGCCGATGTTCGGCAGGTACCTGTTCCTGTCGCACCCGGATGGCGAAAGGGTCGCCGGGGCGATTTGGACGCCGGGCGTGCTGGGAATATTGGGTGGATTCGACCCACTGCCGCTCAGGCCGGGCGTGGTCGACCGGCTGCGCGATGAGATGGGGCAAGCGGGCGGCGCGGTGCGGCTGAACCGGGTCGGGCAACTCATCCGCGAGCTGACGGCGGGCGATCTGGTGCGGATCTCCGACCCGGAATCGCCGCTCTTGGGGGAGTTCGGACGGGTAGCGTGGGCGCGCGACGAGACCGTTCGCATCATTCTGACCGGGCTGCTGGGGGCGAGTTACACCATCCCGCGCGACAGGTTGACACGGATCGATGAGGCATGTTCTTGATGGTCCAGTCCAGAGGAGATCGCCATGCCGTTTGATGGTAGCAGACTAAGTCAGGAAGCCCGCTTGCTGATCACGGCGCGGGCGCGCATCAGTGAGGACGGCTGGTGCCAGCGCGCTTTCCGCGATGGCAAGGACCAGTGGTGCCTGATGGCGGCCCTGGGCTACGATGGTATGCTGGTGCCGCTGATCCGCAGCCGCAAGTCGTACCGCTACCGCGCCCTGGAGCGCGTCATTGAGGCGATCAGCCACCACGACAAGAGCCGCCGGACGTTCTGGAGCTGGAACGTGGTCGGCTGGAACGACTCCCGGAAACGTACCAAGGAGGACGTTCTGGACGTATTGGATCGAGCAATCGCTCTGAGTTGACATGTCGACCCTCCTGCTGATTGTCCTGATCCTGTTGCTGATCGGGGCCTTCCCCGGTCGGCACAATGCGGCTTGGCAACCCTACGGCTATTATCCCAGCGGGTTGATCGGGGTTGTTCTAGTGGTAATCTTGATTTTGGTGTTGCTGGGTAGATTCTGAGAGGAAACCCATGGCTAAGTCGAAGACTCCGGAGCCGGTTGCCGCCGCTCCACCATTTGCCAAGCTGCAAACGTTGGATTCGGATGAATATCCGCCTGCAGCCCTGCCACCCGACCCGCCGCTGCCCGGCCCGCCACCTGGCTTCCCGCCGGGAGGTGACCCGCCGCCCGTCCCATTTGTCCCGCCGATCCCCGCTCCGCCGCCAGCCGCTGCCATGTCGGTGATCGAGCCGCCGGTAATTGAACCGCCACCCGAGCCATATTTCCCGCCACCTCCCGACCCGTTGCCGCCGCCAGAGGAGCCGCCGGTCTCGTTGCCCGCGCCGCAGGCCATCCCATTCACTCCTCCAGTGATGCCGGATTACGTGCCGCCTGCCGCTCCGGTCCTGCCGCCCTATGTGACGCCGCCGCCACCGGATCGCCGCGAGGTGACGCCGATGCCGCCACCGGACAGTACCATCATGGAGCCGCCGCCCGGTCCGGAGGAGGTGCAAGGCGACCCGACCAGCCGCGACCCGGACGACCGCAATTGAGATAATATTTGGATTGTGGCTGGCGGCACAGGTCGACCCGACCCTGCCCCAGCCCTGTAAGGAGCTGATCGCGGCGATCGAGCGCTGCCGTCTTGGGTATAACTGTGACGCCTACCTGATGGACAAGCTGCGCGTCGACTGCACCCGCAAGGGCGGTATCGTCATTCCGGGCGCGCCCTACTCGCGCTGATGAAGCCAAGGATGAAGCCGGTGATGGCCGATGATACGAGCGCTCCCACGGCAAATCCGAGATAGAAGTTGCTCATTCCGGGTGCACTCCTCAATGTAACACTTGGGGCGGCAACGAGCCGTCGGCCCGCCATTTCTCAACCAACGCGGTGATATGTTTCTGGTTGAACTTAGTGTGTGGCCCCTCGATGATGCGCAGCGCCGCCGCGAGGCGGGTGCCTACAAATTCGGCGGTCTCCTGATTGATTATTGGGTTGGCCTGCGCCGTCATCTTGATCAGCAGCAGCACCAGTTCTTCAGTTATCCTGATCATATTGCTCCTCAATGGATAGTTTGGTGGAATAAGACGGCGACGTCTTGCAGCCGCTGGTCGCACGCCGCATCCGTTTCGCCGGGCAGCCGCAGGTCGTATTGGGTGACGCTCTCCCAGAACACCGCGCAGGGTTCATTGGTATGTTCGTCGCGGACCAGCACCGACAGGATCGGCTGGCCGCGCTCGACGCACTCGGCGTCGACTTGCCTGAGGATCACGTCGAGTTCGTGGATGCGGCCCTTCTGGCGACGCCTCATTTCAGCAGCCTCCAGCGCCGCCCCGGTCGTGGCAACTCGCCGCTATGACGCCATTGGTGAACGTAGGTCGCCACCATGCCGGGGCTGGGGGCGGCGTCCGGGTCGCCGCTGGCCCGGAATGCTTCAGACACGGCGACGCCGATGGTCTGGGCGGGGCAGAATGGGAAGTCGGGGTCGTCCTCGCTGGCGCAGCGGATGCATTCGAGGATTTCGGCCTTACGTGCCGCCAGATGTTCCTGGTAGCGCTTGCGACCGGCGATGAGTTCAATGGGCGGCATTAATTAACTCCAAGTTCGGGTTGGGTAGTTGGCCAAGCAGGGTGTAGACCCGGTCGCACGCGAGGTGGAACGGGCAATCCAGCACTTCCTGGGACACCAGCCGGTCAATGTTGCGCGCGTCGCCGATTGCCTTCCAAACACGAACCGACACCCCATCCGAGGTGCCGTTCAGGTCGGCCCGGTACCAGTTCGAGCGCGGGTTGATGATCGAGATCATAGGCTGCTCGCGATCCGGCAGCGGGCGGCCTGTGCCGCGCGCAATTTGGTTGGGTAAAGTTCCGACCACTTGCCGTCGATCAGCTTGAAGCGCCAACCCTTGGCAATTTTGCCAGCCAGCACCAGCCGGTCGCGGAACACGTCGAAAATCTCCCGCAGGAAGACGTCGCGATAATGGCCCGAGGCGACTTTGATCATTTGGCGTCTCCCAACGTGCTGCCGAAATGGATCGCGGCCAGCGCGTCGACCACCGTCTCGATGTCGGCGTCGTCGTGGGTGGTGGCGTAGTTGACTTCGTCGTACAACCGGAAGCTTCTGGGGCTGAGGGCGTCGCCGCGCACCGCGCGAATGGTGTGGCCGCCGTCCGCCCAATTCTGGACCCGGATGCGCTTGCCTAGCCGGTTCTTGTCGTAATAGTAAATGGTGAAGGTCGCGGGACGGCCCAGCCAGGTGCCGTGGCGCAGCGGGGTAACTTTCACTGGATCAACCATTGGTGCTTGTCCTCTATCAGAGTGGGCGCATTAAACCACGCCGCGCGGCCCTTGTCAAACCTTGCTATGAACATATTTAACAAGCTTCCAGCGCAATACCTTGCGCGAGGGCGCGGGGCCGTGCTAGCCTGCCACATGATGATACTTGGATACGTTCTCGGTCCGCGTGACTTTCAGTTGCTGATCCACCTCAAGGAGCGGATGATCGGTGACGGGCCGCTGTCGGAACGTGAGCGCAAGGATCTCACCGCCGTCCTGGTCCTGGTCCTGCTGCACGCCCAAACTTTGACGTTGGAGCCAACCCAGGAACTGGCGGTGTTCAACCGGCTGATGACTGAGGATGATGGAGAAGCAGATGATGACTAATGGCGAAATGGTAGATGAAATAAAGCCGATGTTGCGGGCGCTCCAGGCCGAGTGTAAACGTCTTGAAGGATTGACCGAGGATGAAATCCTGGCCGAGCATCTGCTGCGTTGCGACGGCGACCCGAAGCTGGTTGCGCAGTCAATTGAAACGCAAATACAGCGCTTTCGGGAATTATTGAGCATTCTCCAGCAGGCGGTGATCGAGGCATCTTGACGGGGGTTCCGGCGATGTGCTACGTTCCGTTCTTGGCTGTTCCGTAATCGTTGCACTGTTTGTGCAATCGATGGGCGGATGCGCTGTCCACCCCTTTCCGATATGAGGTTCGCGATGGCTCACTCGCCGGGTGGGATGGTTGATGGCTAGGCATATTCACCTGCACATGCATGATTATGGTCCTGGGCAAAACCCGGCAAGCCATGGTAAAGGTGGCGGGGGCGCTGCGCCGCCCGCCGCGACCCACGCTTCACCGCAGGCCCACGCCGCGCTGCAGCAGGCTGGTTTCACCAAACACAAACAGGTCAGTCCCGGTTCTTACACCGAATATCACAAGGGCGGAGCCGAGGGCCGCGAGGGCGCGCACACCGTGATCGTCAACAAGGGCGGCAGTTGGAGTTCACACGCTAACTCGCCCGGTTATGCCCGGTCCGATAAGACAGTCGGCCACGGTCAGGGTGAGGCCAGCCTGCACCGGCATCTGGCGAAGCAGCATGGGGATATGTGAAAATGGCCCGTCACATTCACCTGCACATGCATGATTACGGACCCGGTCAGAACCCGGCCAGCCATAAAGCTGGTCAGGTTGCCGGTCAACGCGGAGAGCGCTCTCATATGAACCCACATGATCCAGGGTCATCTGAGCATGAGGCGTGGCACGCGGGGTGGTCGCAGACGGCGCATCGCTCGGGGGGCGGCGTGTCACGCCCGGCGGCCAGTTGGTCGACCACTGGGAAAGCCGGGTCAAACGTGCAGAAGGGCGGTCATGCTCCCGGTCGGCAGTATCTTGGTCAGAAATAAGTGCCGCGCCAGCCTAAGACCGTCGATGTAACTGCGGCACGCGACGCGGCGGTCTTGGCCGAGATCCGGGCCAAGTCGATGGCGGCGCTGCGCAGCGAATCCTTTCAGTCATCGCTCGACGCGGTGCACAGCCAGATACATGGTCAGGGCCGCACCCGCGACAGCTTCCAAAATTTCGCGCTCGATCTTGGGATCGGCACCGACAACGCGCTGTCCTCCAGCACTTACGGCTTCAATCCGATTACTCGCAACCGCACCATGTTGGAGTGGATGCACCGGGGGTCGTGGCTGGCGGGAATAGCGGTCGACGCGGTTGGCGACGACATGACCCGTGCCGGGGTCGAAATTACCTCCGACATGGACCCGGAGGACATCGACCGGATTAACGAAATCTCGGTGCGGCGCGAGGTGTGGCCCAGCATCAACGACACGGTGCGTTGGTCGCGGCTGTATGGCGGGGCAATCGCCGTCATCCTGATCGACGGGGCCAAGATGGACACGCCGCTGCGGGTCGACCGGATCGGCCCGAATCAATTCCGGGGGTTGATGGTACTCGATCGCTGGATGGTCGAGCCGAATCTCAACGTCGTTAATGAAATCGGGCCGCATCTCGGCCTGCCGGTGTCCTACCAGATCTCGACCAATGCACCGGGGCTGCATGGTCAGCGCGTTCATTACACCAGATGCCTGCGGCTCGACGGGGTGCGCCTGCCTTACACCCAGCGCTTAATGGAGAACCTCTGGGGTATTAGCATCCTGGAGCGGCTATATGATCGCATGGTGGCGTTCGACAGTGCCACTCAGGGCGCGGCCCAACTGGTTTACAAGTCGTACATCCGGACCTACCGCGTCAAGGACCTGCGCAAGATCGTGGCGGGCGACCCGGAGATCTTCGCTCAGTTAATTGCCTATGTTGAGTTCATGCGGCGCTTCCAGGGCATCGAAGGTATGACGATGCTGGACGCCGAGGATGATTTCCAAGGTCAGCAGCAGACGTCGTTTACTGGCATCTCGGATGCGCTGATGCAATTTGGGCAACAGATCGCGGGGGCGCTCCAAATTCCACTGGTCCGGTTGTTCGGGATGTCGCCTGCCGGGTTCTCGGCCACTGGTGAGAGCGACTTGCGGACTTATTATGATGGCATCAAGCAACGCCAGGAGCGCGATTTGCGGGTGTTCATCGACAAGCTTTACCGGATCATGGCGCGGTCGGCCAAGATTGATTTGGGCAAGGACTTCCAGTTCGCCTTCCAGCCGCTCTGGCAGTTGACCGAGGATCAGAAGGCGACGGTCGCCAGTACCGTTACCGCGTCGGTTTCTCAGGCCTTCTCCGAAGGTCTCGTTACCAAAGGCATGGCACTGCGCGAGCTGAAGCAGTCGGGGCGCGATACCGGCATCTGGTCGAACATTACTGCCAAGGAAATCGAAGAGGCCGAGAATGAACCGCCGCCCGGTATGCCAGGGATGCCGCCGGGCATGGAAGGGCCGTCAGGGGCGGAGGGTCCGCCGGGCGCAGGACAGGAGCAGCCGCCACCGGGGGGTGGCGGGTTATTTCCAGGGGTTAAAGCTGGGGGAGAGGGCGGCGGAGGGCCTCCCGAGCCGCCCAACGGGCCGCCGGATCAACCTCCGCCGCCCCCGCAGGACGAGCCAGGGGGCGATGAGCGGCGGCCATACCGCGTGGCGGGCCGTCGTCACTTGCACTTAGTGATGGATCGGGCGATGCGCGCCGCCGGGTGGCGGCGCGCACTCCGAGCCTAGTCGTCGAGGTAGTCGAGAGGATCGGAGCCGTCGTCCTCCATTTCCTCGCCCATGCCGTGCCAGGATACCAGGATTTCGGCCTGTATCCGTTCCTCGCGGGTGGGTAGGGTGCGGACGAAAGCGTCGCACTTTTTGAATAGCGGGTTGTCGACCCAGAAATTGCCGCCCCATGGCAGCTCCGGGATTTGGTCGATGCGGGTCAGGGAAATGGCATCGACCTGCGCCTGCCGAGCGCGCATAAACTCTTCCGGGGTAGTGGTGCTCATGTGGTTCTCCTCTATGAACCCTGTATTGTATCACGCCCGGCTTCCATTGTCAAATACCTGTTTAGCAGGTTAAATATGCTTTTAACGCATGACGACGTCGCCAATCTGAAGCGTGAGACGCGGGCGCAGAAGTCGCATTTTGCGAAGGTCCGGAATGCCGAGGCGGAATACAGCGCCAAGCTACGGGCTGTCGCCCGGCAGGTCCAGATGCTGCTGCGTGGCTTTTTCAAGCAGGGCGTGCCTCCTTCCCAGCACGAGGCTTGGGTAGCCACGCAGCAGCTCCGGTCCTACGCCGAAATATTGAAGCCGTGGGCCACGGCTACTGCCCGCCGCATGCTGGCCGATGTGTCGCGGCGCGACGCCGCAGCTTGGGCCAAGGTGTCGCGACTGATTAGCCGGGCATTGCGCCGAGAGATTGAGACTGCGCCCACTGGGCAGCTTATGCAAGCATCACTGGAACGGCAAGTCAGCCTCATCACTTCACTGCCGTTGCACGCCGCACAGAGGGTTCACGAGACTGTCATCTCGAACCTGTATACTGGGACCCGTAACATCGCGGTAAGCAATCCGGCCAGGGCCACGGGTTTGACAGCTCAGATTTTGGATGCGGGGGATATGACGGTGGGTCGGGCGAATCTCATCGCCCGCACCGAGACCGCCCGTGTCGCAGGAGAGTTAATGGAGGCTCGCGCCCGTCATGTCGGCAGCGAGGGCTACATCTGGCATACCGTGGAAGATCGTGCTGTGCGGCCACGTCATCATGCGCTAAATGGCAGCTTCCACAAGTGGATAGAGCCTCCGGTCGCATCGGAACCGGGGCAACAGGAAATGCGCTATCATCCGGGAGGTGGCCCAAATTGCCGCTGCTTCGCTGAGCCAGTGATTCCGGATTAAGAAACTCAGGGGTGACGAGCTTACTCTCCTCCTATGAAAGGTAAAACAGATGGCATATGTCGCAGTTAGTCGCTCGCCCATTCATGTGCGCGAGGTCCAAGGCCCAGTCGACCCTGGTTTCGGTGTCGGTGACGGTGATCACATTTCTACCGGACCGGTTCATCCTGGTGGCCCAGTCGACCCTGGCTTTGGTGTCGGGTTGCCGCCTTTCGGGGTGACGTTGCCCGAGACACCGCCGGGGGTGTGGCCGCCGCCTTCGTTCAATCATCCTTGGTTCCCGATCCCGCCCGACGCGGAAGAGCCGCCTGAGGGGGGTGAGATTTACCCGCCGGTTGGCAATAATCCGCCTGATGGCAAGTTTTGGGTGGTATGCGGCATTCCTGGCGTCGGTTGGCGCTATGTCTGCGTCGACCCGTCGCTGAGGCCGGAGAAGCCGCCAGAGGGCAGCAAGCCACCGACATCGGCACCCAAAGTTTAATCCTCCCCCCACGCCTTTCCGGAGCGGCTGTAAATCCCCAGGCCGCTCCGGGCCTTTTTCGTTGCGCTGGGAGGGATCAAGCTACAACCATAGCTCATAACTGGCTTAATGGCCACGGACGGCCCTCTCCGTGTCACGGACGGCCATTTAGAGGGGGCTAAGCCTGTGACCTTTACACCGCCGCCTGACGCGATTTTGCCGGACCCTGATCCGAGGCCCGATTTGGGCCTGCCGATGTTTTACCAAACTTATCGGCTGGTCGAGGCGGCACCGATCTTGGAAGTCAGTGAAGATCCGCCGTATGTCGTCGTCGATGACAGTGGAACTCCGCTGACGATCGAAGTCACGCCGGACTTCTTTTCACGTGATGTACCCGTCGCTGGCGATTATTTCATCGCCTATCCGGATACTCAGCAGAGCGTGGCGTGGGAGCCAAAGGACGTCTTTGAAATCAGTTACACTACTGTCGTCGCTGGTCCGCCGGGTCCGCCGGGGGCGCAGGGTGAAACGGGGCCACAGGGGCCACCGGGGGAAGCTGGGCCGCAGGGCGATCCGGGGCCGCAAGGCGATCCGGGGCCGCAAGGTGAGACGGGTTCAATCGGCCCGCAAGGCGGACCCGGTCTACCGGGTGATCCAGGGCCGCAGGGCGATCCAGGGCCTACCGGTGATACTGGGGCGACGGGTCCGGTTGGTCCACCGGGCGATACTGGTTTAACGGGGGCCACGGGGCCGCAAGGCGATACTGGGGCTGCTGGCCCAGTCGGCCCACAAGGCGACCAAGGGCTAGTAGGACTGACTGGGGCCACGGGGCCGCAAGGCGATACTGGTGATGTTGGTCCAGTCGGCCCACAAGGGGCTACCGGGGATATCGGCCCAACTGGTGCGAATGGTCCGCAAGGCAATGTTGGTCCGCAAGGCAATGCCGGTCCGCAAGGCGATGCCGGTCCGCAAGGTGATGTCGGAGCTACGGGGCCGGTTGGTCCGGTAGGGGCTGTGGGTCCTCAAGGCCAACGGGGCGTGACTGGCCTGACGGGCGACACCGGCCCGCAGGGGGTTCCTGGGCCAACCGCAGTCAGTTCCGATGCCGGGAACCTTGCCACGATAGGAGTGGACAACCTACTGCTGGTGCCGAATACGTCTCGGTTCCTGGGTGTGACTGACGGGTCCGATGCGCAGCCGGGGGAAATTGGCGAATACCTAAACGTCTACAACATTGACGGCGTCACACCGACGGCTAATGCTCCAATTACCATTTGCAATATACCGTTGCCTGTAGGATGTTGGGAGATTTGGGGGGCGTGCGACTTCACGATTTCCGGTATTGTGTTAGAGGATCTTCCTGGGACTCAAGCCGGGGCCGTTGCCCCAAGTCAGCTTGCTGCCAGCATTTCGACGACACTCGATACATTGCCGACACAGGATGACCTGATTGTTGGCACGGGGGTGATGAACCTGATTTATTCACCACTCGCCTCTGGTCCGCGACAGGTTTTGATTACTGGGCAGTGCCGCTCGAACTCTACCGATCCGATGACGCTTTATCTGGTGGCGGCGGTGGGTTCGGCTAATGCAAATGTGAAGGGCTACATCTCGGCCCGCCGCGTTCGATGAAATTCAACAGGAGATAGCAATGCAAGTCGTAGCCGCCGGTCCTGGTAGCGTTATCATTTCGATTGATTACGCGGCTAACGGTACTGATTGGGCGCGCTTGTTCGACAGCTCGCTGATCGGCTGGTGCGTCGATGAGACCGGGGCCGCCGAATCGCTACCGGCGATCATCGGTCAGTTACCGCCGGTAGCGGCGGACACCGGGGTAGTGATGTCACCGCAGTGGGCGCAGTTCACTGATCCAGCGGTGTTCGTGCCGGATGTCTGGCGCGGCAATTTCTCGGATTTCCTGACGTGGCTGGCGACCAATAACGGCGCGACCCGTCCGCTCGACGCCCGCTTCGGTGTCAGTCACTCTCTGCTCAATGGCTGGTCGGCGTGGGCCGCTGCTAACCCCAGTCTGGTCTACAAGCCACCCGAGGATGACGGCGGGACGACATTTATCGTCGGGAAGCGTGGCGGTCACGCGGCTCGTTCGGCACCAGCGCGGGGGAGAGATTAATGCCAAATCTGAAAATAGGCGACCCGGACTTCAACCAGCTCGACCTGTTCTTGACGCCCGACCCGCCGCAACAGGAGCCGGGTGAAGCGGAAGAGGAAGAAGGCGAGCCGGAAGAGGGCGAACCCGAAGGCGAGCCTGCTTGACTTGCGCTTCTATACCACAGCAAAGCTTGGCCCGCGTCGCGGTAAGACCCCAGAGGGGTACCTTATCTGCTACGCGGTGCCAATTGCCCGGTCTGGTCTCCAGACCTACTCGGAGCGCGAGCCGCCCTTCGATGAGCTGATTGCTGCCGGGAAGATCAAGACCGGTGGCAATGGTTACATTAAAGTCGAGCGCTTTCCGGAAGACGTGTTCCGCCCGGAGACCATGGCCTCATTCGAAGGCAAGGACGTGGTCGATGACCACCCGGATGACGATGTCGGGCCGGATAATTATCAAGAGCTGTCGTGCGGCGTCGTGATCAATGTGAAGCGCGGCGTGGGCATCGAGAGCGACTTGATGCTGGCCGATCTCATCATCAAGGATAGCCGCGCCATTGACAGCGTGATGGATGGCAAGGTCCAGGTGTCATGCGGCTATAATGCGGATTACGAAGGAATCGGGCCGGGTGAGGCCCGACAATACAACATTCTGGGCAATCATGTGGCTCTGGTGGACTCGGCACGTTGCGGGGGCCGCTGTGCAATCCACGATTCAGCTTGCGGTTCGACCCACGATTCGTGCGCTCCGCGAAAAGGAGAAAGTAGGATGGCGAGACGGATGACCTTCAAGGATGCAATGCGTCGCGCCTTCAAAGCGCGGGATGCGGCGGAGCTTGAGACGATCGAGAAGGAGGCCGAGGCTCAAGGTCTTGGTGGCGGTGAAGATCCGGGGGATCTCGGTGCTACCGACTTGCCAGCGGAGTCTGGTGGTGCGCCGGAAGACACCGATGACGCTATCCATCTGCACTTGCACCGGCATGACGATCGCGATGATATGCCGATGCCGACGTCGCCCAGTGGGTTGGGCGATGATGACGAGGAGGGCGACCCGGCTGCCGTGGGCGACCCGCCGCCCGATGACACGGGCGGCGAAGGCGACCCGCAGGCGCAAATTGCCGATCGGCTCGAAGCGATGGAGCGCGATCACGAAGAGATGAAGGCGATGCTGGAAGAAGTGATGAACTGCCTCGAAGAGGAGGGTAGTGAAGATACCCGGCGTCGCATGCAGGAATGCCGGGGTGGCGGCGACGCCCGGACGCGGGGCGGACGCGATGACGAGGAAGAGGAATTGCCGCCGGATGACGAAGAAATGCCGCCGCCGGATGACGACGACGACGATGAAAACATGGACACTCGCGATGAAGGCGAGGGCAGCAACACCAACCTCGAAGGAAATCTCGAAATGGAAGCGCCTCCGGGTACTACTGATCGGGCGCGCAGGGCGCGCGACTCGGCTTTCCTCGAAGACTCGTTTCATGACACTCTTGCCATGTCCGAGATCATCGCACCGGGGCTACGCGCTCCGACTTTCGACCGCAAGGCGAAGCCACAGACGACCCTCCAGTCGATCATCGGCCTGCGCCGCCGCACCCTCGATGCGGCGTATAAAGACCCGTCGCTGAAGACCCTGATCGACGCCATCGTGCCGCGCTATGATGAACGCCGCCGCACCCTGGATTGCGGGACTCAACGGACCCTCTTCCGGGCCATTGGCGGGGCGTGTCGCGATCGCAACAACTCGGCCACGCCCGGTTCCTACACTGCCGATCATGGTACCGGCGGCGGGGCGGGCGTTATTGGCAAGATCAAGACGCCAGCCGAGCTGCAGAAAGAGATCGACAGCTTCTGGCGCAACCAGGGGGTCAAGGTCTAACCCACTCCCGTAAGGAGGACATCTGAATGACTGCTTTTCCATACCGCATGGGGGCGGGTTCTGCGGGTGAAGTCACTCGTACGCACCCGGCATCGATCCTGCCCTACAAGAACGATGTCACTGCTCCAGTGATGGGGTACGGCTTCCCGTGCTTCTTCAATGGCGCGGCGAATGACGTGCGCGGCGTCGCGGCTGGCGATGCTTCGGCTACCGCCGTGCAGCTCGCTGGCTTCGTGGCGCGGCCTTATCCACACCAGTCGGGTTCGGCGGTGACGCCGTTGTCGACGGTCGGCTATGGCGGCGGCTCGCCCGATATCGGCAACATCGTCGACGTGTTGCAGACCGGCTCGATCTTGGTCCCGACCAATGGCTCGCCCAATCTCGGTGCGCCGGTCTACATTTGGGCCGCCGCGTCCGCCGCGCCGCACGTCCAGGGCGGGGCCGAGGCCGCTGCTGCGGCTGGCAACACGCTGCTGGTGGCGGGTGCCTACTTCAATGGGCCGCCCGACAGCGCCGGTATCTGCGAAATCGTCATCCGCAACCCCTAATAACCGCTGACGCCTAAGGAGGCTGACAAATGTTGACCTACGACCAAAGCCCCTATGCCGCCGATCAGCGGGGCAACCACCGAGGGGTGGTATTCGATCGTGCATACCGCACCCACGATGGCCGCACCACTGACAGCACCGGGGCATTCTTGGTCGGTGAACTGGAGCGGCTCGACCAGATGATGCACTTGCCGCTGGCGAGCGTCACTTGGTCGCGCGATATTGATCTGCGGCCCGACGTGACGATCGCCGACGAGGTGTCGTCATTCACTACCACGACCTACGGCTCTCCCGGCAGTGCCGGGGGCGGGGCCGGGATCGGTCGCGGCAAGGCGTGGATCGGGGTGGATACGACCCAGATTGCCGGTATTTCGGTTGATCTGGCAAAGATCCCGCATCCGCTCCGTCCGTGGGCGCTCGAAGTCAAATACACCATTCTGGAACTGGAAAGTGCGGCTAAGCTGGGCCGCCCGATCGACCAGCAGAAGCTGGAAGGTCTCCAGCTCAAGCACCAGATGGACATTGACGAGCAAGCTTATTACGGTGACACCACGACCGGCGACACCGGGCTGGTGAACTGCTCGCTGGTGTCGCAGGTAACCAACCTCCCGGCGGGTGCCGGTGGCGTGCTGTGGTCGCAGAAGACGCCCAACGAAATCCTCAACGACGTCAACTACACGTTGTCGCTCGTCTGGGGCAACGCGGCGTGGGCCGTCATGCCGTCGCGCATCCTGATCCCGCCACCGCAATACGGCTCGATCTCGACGCAGCCAGTGACGACCGCAGGTTCGGAGTCCATCCTCAAGTACTTGATGAACAACAACCTGCTCGCTCAAGCTGGTGTCGGCGGCAAGCTCGAAATTCTGCCAAGCAAGTGGTGCATCGGCACGGGTGTCGGCGGCACTGTCGGCGTTGCGGCGGGACACGACCGGATGGTGGTGTACACCAAGCAGTCCGACAAAATCCGGTTCCCAATGACCCTGCTGCAACGGACACCCGTCCAATATGACGGTATATTCCATAAGTTCACAATGTTCTGCAGACTGGGCGTCGTGGAAGCTGTCTATCCAGAAACGGTCGGGTATTTCGACGGGTTGTAGGACATTTGCCTTTATACGCGCCTCGGTTGTGGGGGTGAGTTCCACAACCGAGGATTGACAGCGGCGTTTGTCTGTGATAACATCGTAACATGATAAACGCCCAGCCCACCCTCACCCGAGCCGTTCGTAGCGGCCCCCGGAGCCTCGGAATGAGTAGACACGTCCACATTCACATTCACCCCGGCGGGACCTCGGGTGGCACCAGCGACCGGGTGACGCACGATTACGGGCCGGGGCAGAACCCGGCGAGTCATCGAGCCGGGCACCCGGATAAGGGTATTTCCTTGGCGGCAACCAAGGCGGCATATGCCGCTCATCGACCACACGCCGAGGCCGTCATCGCGCATCAAAAGGCGGGAACGAAACCCGATCGGACCCTGCAGCGCAAGTACGCAATGACCAGGGGGGCCTTCGAAAGGGCGCGCACCGCACATGAGCGGGTCCACGGCGCTTCTTGATGCCCGGAGGTTGACGCGGGACGTCGCTTGTTGTATAATGAATGATGCCTCAGAAGATATCACGCGGGTTGGCCCAAGCTCGCGGCCTCAAGCGGTTCTTTACCGGGGTGCCATGTCAATATGGCCACATATCGGAGCGCCTCGTTTCCAATAAAGCGTGCTACACTTGCCATTTGGGACGAGGTGCAGCATGGCGTGAGCGCAATGCCGAGTATTTTCAGAAGCACAATCACGATTATTACTGGAATGACGTTGAAAACCAACGAAAGCGATCTCTTGCTAATGTAAAGCGTTGGTACAAAGAAAATATGCCGAAGGTGCGTCAGATTCGCAAGCGCCGTCGCGCCCGCAAGTCCGGTGCTATTGGTTCTCATACTCTCGCTGAAGTTCAAGCCCTTCTGGTCGCTCAGGAGGGCAAATGCGTTGGGTGTCAACACGACATCACCAATTGCTACACCGAGGACCACATCTACCCGTTGGTGCGCGACGGCACCGATTACATCGAGAACATTCAATTGATGTGTTCCTTTTGCAACGACTCCAAAGGCACATTGACGATGGCCGAGTGGGACGCACGTCGCTTTGCTTAAGTTTTTATCCGACTGGGCCACGTTTGCTCTTGGCGTCATGACCGGGATTGTCGTGATAGTCGCCGTCGCTTTTGATGTTTTCTGGGATAGTGAGCGTTGCGATCAGTACGTCGCCACCTTACTTCATTCTGAGAGTGAAGTCGAAGTCATTCGCGCCGGTTTCCTGGTTTACAAGTTGGATTGTCATGTGCAGCGACGCCTGGACAAGTGAGTTGATGCGCTACGGTGGTGTAAACATCGTGGAACTGGTGCCCGGACTGCCAGCCGGGGGCGCATCATGAACACGCTGTTTTGTGACGGGCTGAAGGACATCACCATTCGCGACGGTATCGTTCGCTTGGAGTTCTTCACCACGCACGTCGATGCGATAGACAGGGTGGTTATTGTCATGCCGCTCAAAGGCTTTGGCTCGGTGATCACGCTGGTCGATCGCATTCGAGACAAGTTAATGAAGGATGGCGTATTGAAGCCATCCGAAAATGTGGTGCCAAACTGGCCGCTGGTCGGCCCGTGATAGAGAGGTGACAGGTGGCACAAACGACGAGGCGCGACCCTACGCCGCAAATGGACAAGGAAGACGACATCACTCAGACCAGCGAGACGGTCGCGGCGGATGTGCCGCCCGAAACCCCTCCTGGTGAACCGCCTTATGTACCAGGAGGCCCCTTGCCGGAACCTTACAAGACTGAGCCGATCGAGCCGCCGCCAGCGTACAATTCCCCGGATGACATCGCGATGCTCACCGCCGATGAGGCGCGAGTACGCTTGACGCGTGACGGGGCCAACATGACGATGGACGTGAAGCGCCTGCTGACGGAGCGGGCGGCATCCGCCAGCCCGCCGCGTCAGCGTGCGCCCGCCATGGCTACGCCATTCGGCGGCACGATGAACTCCCCGATCACTCTGGAGGAAGCGGCTCGCGGTGAACCTGTCGTCACTTGCCTGTTCACGCGGGCGGTGATGCTGACCATTGAGGGCAACGCGCGGATCGCCTTTGGCGTCGGACGTCAGGAGGTGCCGGTGCGCTTCGTTGAGCCGAAGATGCACTCGTATCTCGAAGCCTGTGGGGTGAAGAGGGCCTGATGCCGCTCAAGCAGTCGTCATCCGAGGAGGCGCTGCACGAGAACATCGCGACTGAAGTGCGTGCCGGGAAAGACCCCAAGCAGGCCGCCGCTATTGGTTATTCAGTTCAACGCCGGAATAAGGACGAAGCCATGGCCGAGACCGTAGCAGTTGGCCCGCAGAGCATTGCCGAAATTCAGAAGCAGAATGAGGCAATGTGGAAGCCTGATCCGGCAGGCTCGCAATACGGCACGATCAAGACCGATATCGGAGAGCCGTTCCCGTCATCCGGTAACTCCGGATCGGTGATGGGCGGCCCGGTGAAGGTCTATGACGGGGCCTTCGCACCGCAACAGAATAAGTCGTTCCCGGATCCCAAGATGAAAGACGTGGGAGCGGTGTCTTATACCAATGGTAAGGCTAGCGGCTACGAAATTAACACGGCGGATGAAGTGTCCTTTACCAATGGTAAGCCTAGTGGCTACGATATTAACACGGCGGATGAGGGCAACGATGTGATGCCCGACATCCCCAAGGGGGCCACCGACAGCCGCGACGATGGCAACGACGTGATGCCCGACATTCCCAAGGGGGCGACGGATGCGCGGGGCCGTGACTACGGGCCGGGTCAAAACCCGGCGAGCCACGGTAAGGGCGGCGGCAGAGGCGCTTCTGGTGGTCCGAGCGGTTATGTCGCCGGTCGTATAGGCCAGCACAAGATTATTGAAGGCATTGGTGCACGTGGTGGGGAGTGGGCTGCGCACGGTCGTGGTGAAACCAAATGGTTTAAGAAACGTGAACACGCGGAAGAACACGCGCACCTATCATCGGAATAAGTACGGCAAGGGCCATGGCCCTGGAGGGGATTCCCGTAAAAAGCATTGACAAATACTTCATCCTTGTGGTCTAATGACTGGGCCATAGAGGGAAAGGACCCATGCGATGCCACACATTCACCTCCACGACTATGGGGCGGGTAAAAATTCAGCTAGTCACGGTAAGGGTAGCGGTGACACCCGCGACTATGAACCCGGCAAGAATCCGGCCAGCCATGCCGCTGTTACCGTTCATAAAGCCAGTGAGAAGTTTCATCGCGAGTTGTCCAATGTAGCCAATGGAGAGGGCGACTACACTTCAGGTTACAAACATCACAAAGCAGCAGAGGCCCACAACACCGCTGCCGTCTATCATGCCCGCAGCCACCCGCAGGCCAATGCCATGTCCAGTCGAGCTAACAAGGCCTCGAAGGCGGCTGCACCCCCGGCTGAGCAGCGAGTGGCAGCGGTGCACGGTGACACCCGCGACTATGAACCCGGCAAAAATCCGGCTAGTCATGCCGCTGCTACCGTTCACAAGGCCAGTGAGAAGTTTCACCGCGAGTTGGCCAATGTATCCAATGAAGGGGGCGACTATACTTCAGGTTACAAACATCACCAAGCAGCGGAGGCCCACGGTACCGCTGCTGTTTATCATGCTCGCAGCCATCCGCAGGCCAATGCTATGTCTAGTCGGGCTAACAAGGCCTCGAAGGCGGCTGCATCCCCGGCTGAGCAGCCGCGCCATAGCGCAGCACCCGGCGGCGAAGCGGGAAATGCTGTTAGACCGCCATCACGTTCGGCGTCAGCCGGGGGTACCCGTACCCAGCGTCTATTTGGTCGAAGGTAGTGCCTCACATCCACCTCCATATGCATGACTACGGGCCGGGCCAAAATCCAGCCAGTCACAAACGTGGAACGGTTAGTAACCCGCACACTGATCCCAAGGCGGTGTCTCGGGCAGAGGCTTTGGGGAATGCTGACATCCATGAATACATGCAGCAGCATCATGCCAAATTGGGCCATGTCGAGGCTGCGGCGGCCCACGGCGCAGCGGCTTCTGCTCATCGTAAGTCGCGGCCCGATACCGAGGCCCGTGCCAATAATGCGTGGGGTGCAAGTAAAAAAGCCGGGGTCGATCCCAGCAAGATATTTCCTGGTATGAGTGGGCGTTAAATGCCTCACATCCATCTCCATCTTCATGATGCGGGGCCGAGTGGGGGTGCTCCAGCCATGTCGCCCAAGCCGCCCAAGCCGCCGACGCAGCCCAAGAAGGTAGTAAAACCAAAGATACCTAAGCCGCCGACGCAGCCGAAACCGCCCAAGATCGCACAGCCGAAACCGCCCACCGCGCCCAAGAAGCCGCCACAGCCGGTCGCCGCGCGTCCACCGACGCCGACGCGCCCGCCGATCGCTGCCAAGCCGCCGGTCTCGACTAAACCGGTCCAGCCGCCAAGGCCGACCCAGCCGCCCAAGCCGCGTGGACTGGCGACTGGTATCACCAAGGCTGCGACGGGGGCCGTGCGGGGTGCAACCCACGCGCTCAACACGGTGACGCGCGGGGCCAACAAGGCAGGGCGTCTTTTCCAGCGGATCGACCGCATGGGCCAGGGCGGCCCGATCACAGGAGGCCGTTGATGCCGGTCGGCGCAGCTAAGTGGTGGACGGATGCGACGCCGGAAGCGGCGCGCGCACCGCAGTACGTGTGGCGCGAGTCGGATTGCATGCCGGTGTGGGTGCTGTTCTCATTCATGGGGTTTGGCGCTCAGACGCCGCCGCTGACCGGCTACGCGTGGTCCGGGCCGGGCTACTACGGGCCGGGTGGTACTGGAATTGGAATCCTGCGTGGCGGGTCCAACTAGTTCGCTATCTCGGCCTTGACGGGTTCATTTCCATGATGGTATTCTATCTCAGTCGATGACGCTTGGGAAGGGAAGGGAAGTTATGAAGTATCTTTCGCTGATTGCACTGTTGGCCGGGACAGCGCTGTCGTCACCGGCCAATGCACTACCGATCACCATCACTGGTGAAGACAATTTCGGCAACATCGCAACCAATACCGGGTCTAGCCCGGTTAATTTCGGCCCAACCGATGTTGGTCAATGGTCGGCACAGGGTACAGCTACCGGCACGATCCCCGCGCCGCCGGGTACGCTGATCTCGAATACCATCGCTTTTGCCACACAGGGAGCGGGTGCTTTTACGTTGTGGATCACCGAGACCGGGCTGACCGGGCCGCTCGGAGCGATTCCTTGGTTCAGCTCGCTGACCGCCAACACGTTTACTGGTGGTATTGTTGGTGCGGTGCTGTCGACTTTCATCCAGAGCGACGATTCGGTTCCTGGCCCAGCGGGTTCAAGTCCTCTGCAGCATGAATTGGACAGTGTGCTGTTCAATGCGATCGGCACTTCTACTGGGACGAACGTTTTTGATCCGGGACCGGGGCCTTATTCGATTACCCAGCGGTACGACATCAACGCAACGGCGTCCGGTAGCGCGGACTTGACTATCGTGATGCAGGCGGAAGCGGTTCCGGAGCCGGGGTCACTGATTCTGTTTGGGACAGCACTGCTCGGTATGGCATTCCTCATCCGGCGCAGGCAGCGGCGGGATGACACTTCTGGGATGGCTGCGGCGTAGTTCGCCTCAGCAGCCTTGACAGGGGTTAAGCTACGTGGTCTAGTCGACGCTGGCGCGAGGAGGCCTCCTCGCGCCAGTTGATGAGAGGAAAGGTA